GCGATCTCGCAGCGGTGAAGGAGACCGCAGACTCCGCGCTGCAAAATGTGTCCCACGATGCCACCCTGACTGGAGACGGCACAGCCGCATCGCCACTCAAGGCGTTGAGCGGGAGCGCGTCCGGGCCACGCATCGAATATGGAACAGGCACAGTTAACGTCACCTCCGCTATCGGCTCGACGGATGTGATCATCACCTTTAAAAAGCCATTTCCGGTTCCACCAACGGTGGTCGCAACGATGCAAAACGGCGACTCGGGCATCGAGGCCACCTTTCCGGCCTTCGTGAAATCCGTGGCGCCCGCGCGGGCCTTCATCAGCTTCGTGCCGGCGAAGCCTGGCGCCTACCCGATCCACTGGATCGCGATCGGGCCCCAATCATGAAGCCGCCCGTCACGACCGGATGCATCGTCTTCGTCGGCACCGCCACCGGTGACACTACCTCGACAGACATCAGATTCACCCTGCACTGCCGCGCGGGCCCGGCGACTTCCTGACCCAGCATCATCTCCTCCCTCTCGAAAGGCAAAATTATGGCAACCTCCGCTCAACTCATTTCCTCAGCCGCCGACGAGCAGCTGCGTGCACGCATCGCAGCGATGGCCCAGGCCGTCGGCCACGATCAAGTGTGGACCGATATCCGCATGGGTCAGATCGTCGCCGCCGGCATCACCGGACCCGACGGCAGCCCCGCCACGATCGCAGACATGTACGGATACGCGACCGCGACGTGGGACCCGACGAAGCCCCTTCCCGGCATGAACCCCGCAGCCGTCACCGACAAGGCGATCGCCGCCGCGATCGAAGCGGCTGGCAAGGCACTCGACGCTGCGAACGCCCAGCAGGCGTGACCGTGCGGCCCTCGATCAGCACCCAGACGAAAGTGGTCTGTGCGCTGGGAGTGATGTGGGTCGCCCGCGGCGTGTCGACTTTGCTCACCCTGGAGCTGCCCGATCCGGGCCTTCCGCACCAGCTGGTGCCGTCTGTGGTCCGCACGGTCTTGTGGATCGGCACCGGCCTGCTGGCTGTCCTGTTGGCCCTGACCGGGCGGCGCCGCCCCATGACACCGCTGATGATCATGCCCGCCATGATGGCCGCCTCCTACGCGATCGACGCGGTCGTGGCGGTCGTCCCGCCGAACCCGCCAGGCTCGTGGGACGCCATCCCGTGGCTGGTGTGGTGGTGCTGCTGGGTGCGTCTGCTGTGGGTGCTGTCGGGGGTGCCATGGCCAGAGCTGCGTCTCCCCCGGGAGCCTGATCGGGAGGTGCACGCCGATGGATCCCATGGGGCTGATGCGTGATCTGGCAGTCGCGGTGATCACCGCCGTCGGCGTCATCATCCCTACCGTCCTCGCCGGAAAACGGGAAACGAAGGCGTCCGTGACACCGACCTACGACCGGCTGGCGACACAGATCAACGACCTGTGGGCCCGCCTCGACAAACAGACCGGCGTCGTGGACGCCCTCACCGACCGGGTGGCGCTGCTGGAACGCCGCGACGAGGCATGGCAGCGGGGGTGGGACGACCTGCAGCACAACTGGCCGACCTGGCGACGCCGCGAGACGCCACCGCCGTATCCGACCGACAAACTCTGAGCCCCGCCACGTGCGGGGCTTTCCTCTTGAAAGGGGAATCCATTGACTGCAATTGTGCCGGGCTTCGCCTGGCGCCCGATCCCCGGCAATCACCACCGCGAGCACTTTGACTACTCCCTCGGCCTGATTCTGCACGTGGCGACCGGCGGCAACAACAGCCTGCACGGATGGTTCTCGAATCCCGCAGCTGAAGCATCCTCGCACTGGTGGGTCGGCTGGAATCACGACCAGGCCGAGCAATACCTCGACCCCGAATGGGACGTCTCGTGGGCGCAGGCCGGTGGCAACGACACCTACCACTCGGTCGAGACCGCCGGGAACCCTGACCAGCCGCTCACTGAAGCCCAATGCGCCAACATCGCACGCATCTATGCGTGGGGCCACGCACGTTTCGGGTGGCCTTTCCGGCTGGCCGAGCATCCCGGCGAGCCCGGTTTCGGCTGGCACGGCATGGGTGGCGCCGACTGGGGCGGACACTTCGACTGTCCCGGCGAGCTGCGCAAGTCTCAACGGCCACACATTCTGGATCTCGCACAGGCGGGATCCTTCGACAGTGAGGAGAACGATTTGACTCCCGAACAAGACCAGATGCTCCGCAATCTCTGCAACGTCGTCTTCGGGTCCGGCATCGACCGCCCCTACGACAATTTGCCGCCGACCGATGTGGGCAATGCTGCGCGGTGGGCAGCAAAGCACCACTTCGACGAGCTAAGCGCGATCCAGGAGGTCGGCGCGTCGGTCAAGTCCATCACCGACCGGCTCGAGCGCATCGAGTCCCGCCTCGACGCAAAGGGGCAGGCATGATCTGGACTCTCGCCTTCTGGAAGGGCGCAGGCGAGCGCGCCCTCAAGACCGCAGCACAGACGGCCATCGGCCTGATGGGGACCTCGGCGCTCATCGAACAGGTGCCCTGGGCGGTCGTTGCCTCCGGCACCGCCATGGCTGTGGTGCTGTCGCTGATCACCTCGATCGGCAACGCCGACTTCACCGCCGGCGTCCCCACCACCGCCAAGGGACTCGAGGCGACGACCGTGGGCAAGACGGACACCACGCCCGTCACGCCACCGGCGCGCGTCGCCGAAGAGGTCCCAGCCGGCTTCGTCCCGGCCACGGCCCCGGATCCCGTGCCGACCGTCTGACCTGAGGGGGTGACGGCGACCCTGCGCCGGATAGCCACTCAAGCAACCTGAGCACCACAAGGCCGCCCACTGTGACCCTCACCGGCTCGTCGAGGAATGGGACCGGGAGCAGAGGCTTGTGTGCCACAGGAAACTCCGCTACGCTGGTGAAGACTCACAAGTCATCATCTGCGCCCCTTGGGCCAGAGGCGGCCCGGGACTGTTGGAGCAGTCCCGGGCCGTCACATCTTTATGGGGCACGTCGATCCAGGTGGACAAGCTGGGGGTCTGATCCCCCGATCTTCGCCGCCTGACTCACTGCGACCCAAAGAGCCGCCCACCTTGACCCCTCCCGGTCTTGGTGGGCGGCTCTTTTTGCGTCTCAGGGGCGGTCAGCGCCGCCAGACCATGACTTTCTCGGCTGCCTGGAGCGGCGCACCTTCGGGTCCCTTGAGGTAGGGCGCGATGAAGATCAGCTTGCGCAGTCCGCGCTTGGGTCCGTGCGCCTGGTGGGTCCAGTGCCCCCTCACCATGAATCGAACGGTGAGCTTGTGCCCGGTGGCTTCGTCGCGATCGGTGACCACGGTGCGCATGGGACGCAGGTCCACCAGGGTGACATGCCGGTCAGGGTGCGGGGTGCGGGGCCTGTGCTCGGCGCCCGGGGCCTTGCCAGTGCGGGAATCGATCGTGCGCCGCTCCGCGACGGTGGGGGTGTCCATGAGCACGCTCATCGCCATGAGCAGGGAGGCTGACATGCGGGCCTCGGGGCTCAGCGTGGCGTCCAGATCGGATTCGGGGCGGATGAGAATCGACAGGATCTCGACCAGGGGACCGTCCACGGCAGCGAAGCCGGGCGGGAAGTCTCCCAGACGCCCCAGCAGCTGGATCATGGTGCCCCCGCCCGGCGCCGGCAGCCAGGCAATCGCCCAGACGGGAGGATTTCCCTGCCAGGTGCGGCCGCCGGGCAGGTCGAAGGTGCGCGGCTTGGGCCCCGGCAGTGGTTTGGCGAAGCAGGCCAGCCCGGTCGGGGTGATCAGCTCGCTCGGACTCCACTCGGGCACATCCAGGGCAGCATCCAGAGCGAGCGCCGCCATCTCGCCGCTCACCCAGAAAAGCGCCGCATTGCCGAGCCGCTCGGCGGTCCAGCCGAAGCCGGCCAGCGGCAGTGCCTTGTCGCCCATGGCTTCAGCCACCACACCAGGGTGGGTGGCGGCCAGTTGCTCCAGGCGCTCGTCGAGGCGGCGGGAGTCCCGCACGAAGCGGCGCCGCAGCCCGGGCACTCCGCGGGGTGTCCAGGTCCACTCGTCGGGGCGGGCCATGTCAGCCGACCACCCTGATGCCCAGCCCCCGCCATGCCTCGGCGGTGTGGTCGAGCCCCAGATCCCACCACTGGGTGACAGCATGCTCCATGGCGAGGGTGGCGCAGGCCGACAGCCGCGAGGCCTTGTCGCGAGCCGACAGAAGGTCGGCGCTGTCAGCGCAGTCAGGGGTGAAGCCCTGCAGCGCAATGGTGATGTCTCCGCCGGGAAGCTGGGAGACCGTGTCAGCGGTCATGCCCGCCTGCATCGCGGCGGCGATGATGCCCAGCTCGACCAGCGTCCAGCCGGTGCGGGCCAGGTCGATGCGCTGGGCCTCGCGCCACAGGTCCATCTCGGTGCGGGTGCGTGCCGACAGGCTCGGGGGCGCGCCCACATCGGCCCCGCGTCGGGCCATCCATGCGGCCATGTCGTCGGTGGGCCGCCAAGTGATTGTGCTCGCCATGAGGATCCTCCTCGAAGGGGGTAAGTGGAAAGGGGAGGGGCCGGAGCCCCTCCCCGGTGGTTGGTGGTCAGCGGATCCAGGTGAAGGGCTGGTCGCCGATGATCGAGCGGACCGCCACATCGTAGGGCTTCGCGTCCTCGCTGGACTCGACATCGATGGCGTCGATCTCGATGCCGTCGCGGGTGATGCCGTCGCGGGTGATGGTGATGGTGTCGGTCGTGGTGGCCCGTCCGTCGATCACCGCAGGGGTGTTGATGCTGGTGAGCTCTGCGGTGATGGAGGCGATGGCCTCGGTGCGGGTGGTGAAGGTAGTGTCTGCCATGATCCTGTCCTCTCAGGGTCTGGGCTCCATCGGGGTGCTTCCCGGTGGGGCCTCTTGCTTTGTCCTTGTGACACCCACTGTAGTCACAGTGTTGGAACATGTCAAGCCAGTGGGCCACCTTTCTTCAAAGAGATTTCAGCTGGCCGCCGCGCCACCTCGCAAGGGGATGGCCAGGGGTGGCGAGTCGCTCACCGCGCGGTCCACCGTTCGCCCAGCTGCTCAGTCAGGCGTCGGGCGCGCGCACGGTCTCGTTCCTCGTCGGCCACCTGATAGAGCATCGCCACCTGCACGGTCGTGTGCCCGAGCAGCCGCATGAGTTCCTTGGTGGTGGCACCGCCCTGGGCGGCCAGCGTCGCGGCAGTGCGCCGCAGGTCGTGGATCGTCAGAGTGGGCCGGTTGATTGCGCCTCGGCCCCGCTTGTGGGCGTCTCGCAGCGTTGTATCTCCCATGGGGGAGCGTCCGTCACGCGACGGGAACAGCAGCCCGTCACGCCCGGTGACCGGAGCTTCGTGCAGCCAGGTGCGCAGCGCGTCCATGACGGGGCCCGGCAGGGCGACGGTGCGGATGCCGGCGGACGTCTTGGGCGGGGCAACCCGCCATTGCCAGTGGTGGTTGTCGGTCCTCACCCGTGACACGGCCTGTTCCACGTGCAGCACGCCAGCCTTCAGGTCCACGTCCCTGCGTCGCAGCCCTCGCACTTCGCCGGACCGCAGTCCACACAGCGCGGCGATCATGAGTGGTAGCCGCCGGGATTCGGGGACGGCTTCCAGGTAGGTGAACAGTTCGGGCACGGTGATGGCCTCGCCGGTGTGGGCCGGTGCCGGTTTCCCAGCGGCCTTGAGGCGACACGGGTTGCGTTCGATCAGCTCATCATCGACCGCATCACGCATGACGGAGCGGAGCAGGGCATAGGCGCGGGCGTTCTGCGTGGGGGTGGAGGGATCGAGCCCTGACCACCATGAGGTGATTCGTGACGGGGTGAGCTTTGTCACCTGGATGGTGCCGAGTTCGCTGGAGACCCGCAGGCGCCAATCCTTGCGGTAGAGGTCTACGGTGGTGGGAGCCAATGGCTTGCGGGTGCGGGTCGCCCGCAGCTTCAGGACCTGCTCGAACCACGCGTCCAGCGTCGGGTTGGCTCGCCGCTGACTCCGCAGTTCCGGTGGCATCCAGTCGTCACGCGCCGTCAGGTCCTTCTCATCGAGTAGCCAGCGCTCTGCGAAGGCCTTGCGGGTGAACGTCTGCGGGGCCGGGTGTCGAACCAGGTCGGGGCCCACGTAGGAGGCCTGATACGCCCCGGAGGGGAGCTTGCGGATGTACCCGAAGGAGCGACGCGGCATGGCCTCAGCATGCCACCGCCAGTTCGATTTCGTGCGATCTACGTGCGATATCTCGTGCGTTATCTGGCCCGATCTGGAGTCTCGTGCGACCGACCTTGAGGCACAAAAAACCCCTCTGACTAGGTATTTTGCCTTGTCAGAGGGGGTATCACTGCTGGCGGCCCCGAGAGGATTCGAACC